CCACAGGCTTATAGCCGCAGAGGAAACCACCAGCTGAGCTGGTGGTCATGATTGCATTTAGGGGTTGACTTATGTGCGTACATAACTTATAATGATTTATGCAAGGACATAAATAGAAAGGAGATGATAATTTGTCACCAAGAACTGGTAGGCCACCATTACAAGACGTTTCCAGAACAGAAAAACTCAACATCAGATTAACAAAGCAAGAGAAACAAGATATTGAGTATTGTTCAGGAAAATTAAATCTATCAAGGACTGATACGATAATAAAAGGAATTGGACTTGTAAAAAAGGAAATTGAAAAATAAAAGAGTTGAAAAAAATTGCAAAAAGAATAGAATCAAAATCGAAGTAAAGATTAGAAGAGGTGATATAAATGAATAACAAAGCAATTTGTAGGAAAACAGATGAACATTTTACCAATGGTAAGGAATATGAATGCACATCAGCATATGCAAAATATGAAAGTGCAGTTGTAGATATTATTGACAACAATGAAGAATTTGTCACAGTTGAAATAAATGATAAAGATTTTCAGTTTATTTTCAACTAAGAAAGAATGATTTACTTGGAAGATTGAAAGAGGTGATATAAAATGAAAATCCCATATAGCGATAAGACAAACGAAGAATTATCACTGATTTATAAAGATTATGTTGTTTCAAAAAATGAAGGAATAAGATGTGAAAGTTTTGTTCCTTATGCAAAAGAAATCAAAGAAAATATAGGTGGAGACTTTACTTTAGCTGAAGCAATTAGACTGGCAAAGTTAGATTTTTTTGAAGAAGTATGTAATAGATTTTTATAAGTAAATGACGATTTCTTTGCAGGAATTAGTTGCAAGGAAGAAAAATAAGAAATAAATAAGAAGCAGGAGCCTAAATTATGGAAAAGGCTCCTACTTTTTGTCTAATTGGCAACCGGGGGGAGAAATAAATGGTTGCCGTATTATATTGGCTTTAGACCTTTACAGTGTACCATATAATCAAATGATACACAAATGATTTTTCAATGCGTTCTCAACACGTTTTTCACTGATACTGATATATCTTTGCGTTGTGGAACTGGATGAGTGCTGTAGCAGGTGACGCACCAACTCTATATCATAATCGTTGTTAAGGTACATTTCCGTAGCGTAGAACTTACGAAAACTGTGTGTTGATATTCCGTCAATTCCAAAGAAATCCGCTACAATCTTCAATTGTTTCTGTACGGCTCTTTCGCTGATTGGAAAGATTCTTGCGGTTGGTGCAATGCCGTTATCCTCGGTGTACTGCTTTAAGAATTGGAATAATTCAGTTGGAACCGTGAAATTTCTTCCCTTGCCGGTTTTCTGCTCTACAATATCCAAATGATAGCGACCGCTCTCGTATACCACGTCTGAAAGCGTAAGGTGCAGTATATCAGAGATTCTAACTCCGATGTTGGCTTGCACTACCAGTAATGTAGCAAGCCGTTTATTTGGCTTGAATACGTGTTCGCCGTAATTGAAGCCTTTGCGGATTGCGGTTATGATTTCTTTGTAGGTTTCCTTGTCTAATGCTTTTGTCTTTTTGTTCATGCTGAACACTCCTTTCTTTTTACACCCGGTAAGCAAAATTTTTTGATACCCCACCTACCTTTCAAATTTTCAAGGTTGGAGAGAGATTTTTTGCGATTTCGGAATTTTCGCCCGATAATGCAAATTTTTTGATACCCCCCGGGGTTGCTAATTTTTATAGTTGCATGGTGAATTTTTTCAAATTGATTTATATTAACAGTTTTTGCACTGTTTTTTACTTTACTGATTTTAGATACACTAAATAAAGTCTTGCCATTGTGAGACGTTCTAAAGCATATATTTTGCCTTTTTATCTCATGAGCCTATAAACTTGCTATAGATATATAAAATCAGTATACGGCGAATATATAGCGTTGTCAAGGTGCTATGCGTTTTTTACATCCAAACCAAACCGGAACAAATCCGGCAGGGTAAAAACAGCCTTTTGTTTTTTGTATCGCAAACACACCGCCGACAATTTGCGAAAAGCAAAACGGCAGCAGAGCGCACGCCAACCAAAGCAGGAAAAGCGCACGACAAAAAGCCGGAACGCATCCGGCTAATTGTGATACAATTTTTTATTTTTACCTATAACAGAAGCAAAAAACGTCCTTGCTTCTTCCTCGGTCTCAAACGTTCGGCAAAATTCCAAAAAACTTCCAGACCAACTAACGCGCCACATATTAGCGCCCCCTTTCTGCTTTTGCTATCTCTTACAGTGCAAGAAATTCTATAAAATTGTTATAATTGTTTACTGGTAAATTGCTATATTTTTCGGCGCCCTCTTTGGTTATAAGATGATAACCAAAGACGCCCGGCGTCGTGTTTATGTTGTAAAATTTGGCAATTTTTAGAATTTCTTCATATGTCGGAATTGTCAATTTTCCAATAGTTCCAACAATAACGCCATTTTTTGATTCTCCTATTTTTGTAAAACATCCAGCTATTTTTTTCATAAAATAACCACCTTCCTTTTTTATTTTATCCCCCAAAAGGGAAAAGCAAGCCGGGGAATCGAACCCCGGGAACCGCCGCCGCTTGCCTAAATAAGCACACCTAAACGCCTACAATCTACTTTTCTGTCACAAAGGGTTTTCCATTTCTCAAAATCGCCCTTGATGTTTTCAGCGGTAATGGTTTCTTCCCATTCGTTCCGCGCCTTAATATAAGCAGCTTTTGCATCGTCTTTTTGTTTCTGCAATTTCTCCATAAATTCCATAATATCAACCATCCTTTCATCATGCGCCCTGTCTCATCGGTGCAGGTGGGGCAGTTCCTGCAGACGGTGGAACTTCCACCGTTTCGACTATTTTTTCAATAACTCGTTTGTTTTATTTTCATAAGTTGCAATCAATTTTTTATTGCAACTTATTTTTTTCAGTTTGGAAAGTTGTTCTACGAGCCGGCTTTTTATATACTTATGCCACTTTTCAAACTCTTCCGGGCTGTGCTGTTCCTTGCTTGCTACCCCCTCAATATAAAATTGTATATCTTGGTCGATTAGAGCCGTAAGGCTTTTAACTGATACAAACATATCAATACCCCCCTTCTTTTTCGACATATGCGAAAAATCTAGCTGCCTCGGAGTGTTCAAGGCGCTTTATTTTGTCCGCATCCTCGCACGCTTCCAATGCGTCAGCGTCTACCACGAAAAAACGTTCTTTCGTTTCTTCTGGCAGACATTTTTTTATAAAGTTTGCTCCGGCTTCCGCCGTGTTGAACTTTGCGACGGTAACAACTTTCGTTGTTCCGTCGTCCTGTGTTCTTTTGTCCATCTTGTAGGCAACCGCCCACGATAATTTATTGATTTTCATTTTTCCACCTCCTACAAATCTTTTTTCCTTTTTACGTCTTCCGCTGAATGAGCGAATGACTGCATATAATGATATGCCTTATCATTGCTCCCCGGAACATCAAAGCCATTTTCACGGAGAAGCTCGGCGGCTGTCATTAAGTAGTGGTTTCCGTAGCCATATGTTATATCGCTTTTCAGCTTTTCGCCATTAACAACAACCGTTGTTGTGTGGTACGTGTTCCCGTAGGATTTCTGAAACCATCTTTTCCCGCTAATTTCTAAAGTTTTGATTTTTTTCATTGTTTTTCACCTTTCCTATATGTTATAATATAGGTACCTTTCTTTTTTGATTGGTGGCGGCGTGTGCTTGGTAGGCTTGCCGCCTTTTTTGTTTCTATATATAATATAACCCAATATTAGAATAATGTCAAGCTTTTTTGTAATCTTTTTTGTGAATATTTTTTCTTGCTTTCTTCCTATATATATGATACAATAAAAAGCGTTAGGAGGTGATGAACTTTGATAAGATATAAAACCGATGTTCTGGAGTTGCTAAAAAAACACGGATACAATCAAACACGCATACAAAAGGAAAAACTGCTTTCAGGACAAACAAACGCAAATTTGCGAACTGGTAAAATGGTAAACCTTGATACCATAAATAAAATTTGCGTGATGTGCCGCTGTCAACCCGGGGATATATTGGAAGTGATTCCAACGGATGAGGAAAAAATAAAATATTTTTAAAAAAAGTAGTTAATAATATCCTATGATTAGGTTATAATTAACTTATCAAATAAAGAAAGGCACGGCGCAAGCCGTGAAATGGTGAAGAATATGTTGAATATGATTAGATTATTGTACGGAGAGTGTAGAGCAACAAACGAGGAGTTGAAGAAATTCCAGAAAGGTGACACAATTTGGGGCAACGATACCAGCCCGGAAGAATTGAAAAGATGGAAAATTGAAGAAGCGGAGGAAGCAAAAGAAGAACTTTCCAAGTTCTGCTGTAAATCCGTTAGGTATAACGAATATCTAACGGATATTAAAGAGTACGCTCTTGAATATTTCGAGGCAGACGAAAACGGCGAATTTATTGAGGGTTCCGACTTTGACCTTGCACCAATGAAGTACATGGTTAATTATAATACTGGTGCAGGCAATGAGGATGCCTATTCACTTGACGAAGCTAAAAAATTGGCTGAACTTGGTATCTGTTATACACAACAGTCAATTGACATCTACGACAGAGAGGGAGAGGAAATTGTCGCAACGCTCCCATGGTACGGCGTTGAGCCGGGGGATGATGATGACCCAGTCGCAGAGATTGGCGGCGGTTTCTATGGTCAATGGGTAGATTTATAAACAGATTCCAGAAAGAGAAAGGGCGGCTTTTTAGCCGTCTTTTTTTTGTGTATTTTTGTTATCGTTTTTTGTTATCGACTTGTAATCATGTTGTATACAGTTCTGTTATCACTTTGTAACCAATCTGTTTCCAAAGTGGAACATAGATAAGATTAGATTAGATAAGGTTAGAGAAGATAAGTATATATATAGTCGGGCAGATTCCCCGACGCCGCAACTGGATTTATAAAAAACGGCTCAAACTCGACAAATAAATATTATAATTTTATCATTGACAATAACTTGTGTATCGTGTATAGTAAGGGCAGATATTAAAATACTGCTCTGGAAACAGTAGCACACAGACGGCAGCACATATAAACGCTGACGCAAGAGGATAACTTTTTATTTTTCTTGTGTTGGCGTTTTTTTATTTTGGATATTTGGAGGTGATGAAGTGAAGAATAACACAGTTAAAAGCGAGATAGGTATTGAGGTATACCAGAACGACATATACAGGTTAGTAGATGAGTATATAGATGCCGAACTAGATGGAGATAGTGAAAGTGTAGCTGATAACTTTGTATCTATGATTTTTTACATTGCCGATAGTATACAAAAACCTAGTAATGATGATATAGAATTACTGGATAATATATTTAATATTTATGTCCGTATATGTGCTAAATATAAAATACTACCAACACTGGAGGTATTTAGTTTTTTAGTCGGTATTGATAGAAATACCTTTACTGATTGGGCTATGGGTAGGTATAGGGTTAGTACCGCACATGGTAGCACAGTTAAAAAATGGTTTGAAATTTGCAAATCATTCACGGTAAACAGACTACACAACCAAAGCGGCACAAATTCCAATCTAATCTTTATCGCAAAGGCGGCTTATGGCATGGCAGAGACCGCACCGGTGCAGGTTGACGAGCAAAACAACCGAGCATTGACCGATAGCGAGCTTCCAAAGTTGACAAATCCGGCAAAAGAGGTCATAGAAATCGAACAAAAAGACGGATAAACAACGGAAAAGCGTAAAAGTTCGTATAATTGTAGTTTTACGAACCGAACAAAAGAGAGGACTAACAGCCTACCCCCTACCCCTCTATTGAGGGATTAAAAAACCGCCTGCTAAGTCCCCCATACTCCCGAAAAAATAAAAAAGGGGTTTTTGAGAATGGAAAATGAATTGCTGAAAACGGAATACTCAAAAGCGTTTGACGATAAGCGGAAAGCGTTGATATGTCAGAGCTATTACAAATATGGCAAGGCAAGTAGAAATTTCGCAACCGGAAATGTGGATGCGATTGGAAGTCTTAAAAAGTGTCTTGCGAAGTTTGAAGAAACTGGGAACACGGAATATCTTTGTGACGTAGCAAATTACGCAATGTTCCGTTTCATGTTTCCGCAGAACGGAGAGTATTTCAAGAATACGGATTCGGATGGTTCGGCAGGAATTGTTGGAATGAGTGTAAAAGAAATGGAGGACTTCAAGGATGGACGATAACGAAAAACTGTGTTGTGGAAATTGTAAATATGCTGCATATAGCCGTGAGAATGGTTTTGTGTGCGAGAATATGGACAGTTACTATGCATCTGATTATGTCGAATACGACCACAGATGCGAAGAGTGGAGGAGCCGTGATGATTAGTTTTTTGATTCGATATATTGCTGTGGTTTATTTTGGATTCATGGTGGTAGTTTCGTTTTTGAACATAGTGTTAGGCGAAAAACCACGTGAGAGAATAATATCAATAATCAATTTTTGTGCGTCCATTGTGGCGATATATTTTATAACTCATTAAGAGTTTTACCATATCCCTTGAACTCTTAAACGTGATAAGGAGTGTGAATCACAAAGAGGGGCAATGTATATCCGTTCTAGCCGAGAGCGAATCGGAATACAACACCGGCAATTCGGTGTATATGGTTTGTTCATGTTTTGCTTTGACATGAACCTTCTTTCGTCCACTAGCGGAAAGCTGATTAAAGGACCGTCACAAGGTCCGGTGGGGTTTATGGTTTCGTTGCGATAGTTCCCAGTGTCCAAAGTAGCCGGACGCAAAAGAATCGCAACAGTGCGGATTAAAACACAGATGCATGTATGCCAATCCGTACTTACGGCAATAGCATAATGGATAATGCGTTGTGTAGAATCCCACTATACACAAAGAATCGTAGTTCAAATCCACGGTTGCCGATTTCCCCGATAGAGGGGATGATGCAATGCAAAGGTACCTAGAATTTTCCTGTTTTGCGATATAATCATTAGTCATTTGAATGGGTGCCTTTGCTGATGTGTGGCGCAAAGGGTAGACGCAGGAAACCACAAGTACAATGCCAAAGTGAGCCGAAAGGATATGGACAAAGGCATCATGTGAGGTTCGATTCCTCACCACATCAATGTTCCGGTTCGCTACCGGATAAGCAAGCGTTTCGGTATTCCTTGCTGAAATAATTAAAATGCTTGTGTTGGTTGTATGACAGTAGAGTATGGACAGAATAGTAATAAGTGACCAGATAATACTTTCCAACACAAGAAACCGAATATAACTGGAGGTGTAAAATGGCAAGAATAGAAAATATCAAGGTTTTTGGAATTGAAGATAGTTTTAAAGCAAGCAAATATCCGTTTGCAGTAGATATAAATGCTGTGAATGACGAATTTACCGATAGAATTGATAATCTTGGAAGATGTGACATAGGCACAGGGCATGACAATTTCCTTAACGGAGTGATTGTTCAGTTTGATTTGACATTCAGCAATAAGGCGTGGGTGGAATTGCAAAGATACCACTTTATTGACTTTGTATCGAGTCAGTCAACAATGCACTGTATTAGCAAAATGGATATTAAGTGTATGTGCAACGGTTATGTGTCTGATGCAGTTATCGCAGAAGTCGAGAGATTGAAAGAGATTTACTTGAAAACAAAAGACAGCGAAGATTATTTGCAACTGTTATACAATATTCCGTCTGGATTTGAGTTGACTGCGAGGATGACAACAAATTATCGCCAGTTAAAGACGATTTACAAGCAGAGAAGAAATCACAGACTACCAGATTGGCATATATTTTGTGATTTTATTGAAAAATTACCACATAGCAAGTTGATAACTGGAAAGGATGATTAGGCATGTGTGAATTTTGCAAAAACATTTATACCAAAGATTACACAAGCACAAAATACAAAGATTACATATACAAAGATGAACACGGTGTTTATATACATTTTGCAACCGGAGATAGTTTTATGGATTTTGATTATGAAATCAATAATTGCCCTATGTGTGGTAGGAAGTTGGTGGATTGATGATTACACAGCAAGATGTTCACAACCATATAGTTTTAAATGCAAATGATTGGCAGAAAAGATACTTGTCTATGCAATGTGGAAATGATGTTGAAAAATTAAAAGAAGTTGAAAAAAGTATGGCTAATATGGTAAATGGTGTTGTAAAGGCATTGAGAAATAGCGGTGTTGATTATTTAAACAAGATTGTTTGAGGTGGATTATGAAACATGAAAAGGAATGGTATACTTGCGACAGGTGTGGGAAAGAGATAAAAGTAGGGCTGTTGTGTATGAAATCAATCACACAAAATGGCATATTAAATATTACCTACGATTTATGTAATAAGTGTATGGAAGATTTTGAGGTGTTTATGGAAAATGAGTGATGTAAGATTGGTTGGTAAGATTGATTCACGGAAATTGGTTCCTTGTTTCAACGAAAATAATAGAATACCTGCAAATATGATTTCGGAAAGTAATGCGATTTTGAGTTTGGGTGTAAAAGCATTAAAAGAATTGCATGATTGTGATATAGAACATTTTGTTTTGCCTAGTGAAGAAATCACAGAAAGGTTATGGAAAAATAAAAACGTGAAAGAATACGGGGAAAAGACAGATAAAGTTGAAACTTGTGGATTTCCAGAAAGGGTTTGTCATTATGAAAATAACAGAAATGAATAATTGCATTGAGAAAATGAGAGAGTGTTACAATTTTGATGATGACAAAACGGAAGTATGGCTTGGAGAAGATGTGCGTAGTTCATGTAATAGATATATTTCTGTTTGTACAAAAGATGAAAATGGAACACAAATTAAAATGACAAGGCGTGCAGATGAATTAGTTGAAAAGTAATTTCCGATTATCGGAGGAAAGGATAGTGAAGTAAAAATGAAAAAGATACCTACGTTGTTTGAAAGAAAATATATAAGCAATTGCGTTGTAGAAACACTTCCAATTGTAACAAAAGGTATGGAATGGGTTTTGAATGGAGATGGAGTCGCAACGGTAAAATTTGATGGTTCATGTTGCGCGATTATCAACGGAGAATTTTACAAGAGATATGACGCAAAGAACGGTAAACCAGTTCCAAAAGGAGCTATTAAATGTCAGGAAAAGGCAGACCCAATTACAGGGCATTTTCCATGTTGGGTAAAAGTTGATGATAAGAAACTGGAGGATAAGTGGTTCAGAAAAGCATATGATACTGCAATGCAGTGTTGTTTAAGCCCTTTAACTGATGGAACGTATGAAGCGGTTGGAAAGCATTTTAATGGAAACCCGTACAATAAAGATTATGATGACCTTGTTCCGCATGGAAGAATCATTGTTGAAGTAGAACGAACCTTTGATGGAATTAAAAAATATCTATCCGAACATTATATAGAGGGTTTGGTATTTTGGAAAGACGGTATTCCTCAATGCAAAATTAAAAGGTCGGATTTTGGATTTGAGTGGAACAGTAAATAATTAAATTGCCGGCTAACAAACGGAGTTAGTCGCTAACCTAGAAAAATTATAGGCAGGATGCCTATTATAGCATCTCTGCTTGTGTGGAGGTGCTTTTTTAATGCATACAATTGAAGATGAGAAAAATATAAAAGAATACGAAAAATACATATTACGGAATGGAATAGACCGTAGTGTAATAGATGCATATTGCGAAGCAAGTAAAATTATACTTTGCGGAAGAAAAGACCGTGAATACGGATTGAAAGTTTCTACAAGAGCAAAAGAACTGATTTTTGAGTATATAAAATCAATTACAAATGGTGCTGACTTTAATTGGCTTGAAACACAATCTCAAAAAAACAAGCAGTCGTATGATATTTTAGATAAATATTACGATTTACTGCTTTATGAAGCACCTTACATTCTTGATAGTTACATTCTTTACATAGAAAAAAACAGACCTAAGAAAGAAAGATTTTACGAGCCTAGAAGAAAAACCCTTAAACAAGTTGCCGATAAGTTGCAGGAACTTGAAGATGGAAAACTTGACGAATTGTTTATTCACATGCCGCCAAGGACTGGTAAGAGTCAGATAATAACGCTTGCTATGTCATGGCATTGTGCAAAAGACGCAGAAAAAAGCAATTTGTATGTGACATACAAAGAGGGATTAGGCGGAGCGTTTTTAACTGGTGTTATGGAAATATGGACAGACCCAACATATTGTTTTTCCGATGTATTTCCAAAAGTAAAAGTTGCTGATACGGATTCAAAAAATCATAAAGTAGACCTTGTGAGAAAAAAGAAGTACAAAACACTTTCGGGAAAAGGATTGGAAAGTGGACTTAATGGAGAATATGACGCTTACGGCTGGATGGTATTGGATGATATTCTTGAAGGTATTCAAGATGTGCTTAACCCGGACACACTCAAACGAAAGCAGATTATCTTTGACAATAATGTAATGTCACGTAAAAAGGAACAGTGCAAACTAATCCATAATGGTACAATTTGGAGTTTGCACGACCTTTATAGTGATAGATTGGATTTCTTACAGAATAACCCAGAAGCAAAAAATATCAGATATGAAATTTTGAAGATACCGGCTTTGGATGAAAACGATGAAAGCAACTTTGATTATGATTATGGTGTTGGATATACAACGCAATACTATCGGACGTTAAGAGCAAAGTTTGAAGAAAACGACGATATGGCATCTTGGTACGCACAGTATCAGCAGGAACCAATTGAAAGAGACGGTGCAGTTTTTAATCCAGAACACATGAGATTTTACAATGGTGTATTGCCGGAAGAAGAACCTTACAGAATATGTGCTGCTTGTGACGTTGCTTTAGGCGGGGAAGATTTCCTCGCATTTGCGGTAGCTTATATGTACGAGGATGGTTCAATTTACATTGACGATGTTGTTTTCGACAACAGTGAAAAGAAAATAACAAAACCTAAAGTTGCAAACATGATTATTGATAATGACGTTGGAAGTGCATTTTTTGAAGCAAACCAAGGTGGAGAGGGATATAAGGATGAAATCGAAGAATTACTAAAGAAAAAAGGACGAAAAATAAATCTACGTTCTGAATATGCACCTACAAATATGAGAAAAGCACAAAGGATATGGGATAAGGCTGGAAGTATTAGAGAGTTTTATTTCCGTGATGTTGGATGCCGAAGTCAGGAATACAGAAAATTTATGACAAATTTATATAGTTTTACGGTTACTGGAAAAAACAAACATGAGGATGCGGCGGATTGCCTTGCGTCTTTAGCATACTTCATTGAGGGAAATTGGAGTATGGCAAAAATAGAAGTGCCAAAAAACCCATTTAGAGGAGGTTATAGAAATTATGGATACTAAAACATATTTACAGCAAATTAGTAGACTTGACCGAATGATAAACAATAAGTTATCTGAAATACAGCAATTTAGAGAACTAGCAAGAAGTGTTTCTGCTGTAAAAAATGAAGAAAGAGTAAAGACAAGTCCTGACTTTGACAAAATGGGTTCTACCTATTGCAAAATTGAAAAGATGGAAAAGGAATTGGATGATTTAATCGATACTTACGTAGATAAAAAGAATTTTATTGTTTCACAAATTGATGGAATTGACAACGAAACTTATTATCATATTTTGTTTGCTCGGTATGTTGAGAAAAAGACATTTGAAAAAATTGCAGATGAAATGACGTATTCATGGAGACAAACAATCAGAATACACGGAAGAGCATTGCAGGAGTTTGAAAAGTTATATGGAAAAACATACAAAGATTGATAATATGTCATAGTATGTCATATCGCAATTATTATATAATATAAAATGAAGAAATCAAAATAAAACACTGCCAAAAAAAGGCGGTGTTTTTTTATTGCAAGAAACGAGGTTTTTATGACGGAACCAAAAACGATATATTGTCCAAGATGTGAAAGAAAAGTAGCCACATGGGATGGGCGTTCCAGTATGAATATTTCTGTGAATTGCAAAAAATGCAGAAAAAGAGTTGTTTACCATGTAGATACCGGAACTACAGAGTTGAAAAAAATATTACAAAGGACAACATCGAGTGGAATGACGTTTTGTTAGTGAGGTGCTTTAATGTTTAAGTATTATGGGAAAAACATAAGACCGTTTACGGCAGTAAATCAATGCAATTTTGGAAGAAAAGTAATTTCTACAAATAAATCCAAAATTACAAAATTAAATATTGTCGAAGAATTAAACAAGGCGCTTTCGATTCACACGCAAAATGCAAAAGAAATCAATTACCTTGATAGATATTACAGAGGAGACCAGCCTATTTTATACCGTAAAAAGGTAAATAGACCGGAAGTAAACAACAAACTTGTTTTAAATCTTGCTTATGAACTTGTTGAGCGTAAGACTGCTGAAATATGTGCAGAGCCTATTCAATATGTGTTACGTGGAACTGACGATAAGAAGTCAGAAGAGATTACGGAACTGAATGTTACGATGGATTCTGAAAGCAAACAAGAAGTAGATATTGATATTTGCCGTTGGCGAAGTATTTGCGGTACGGCTTATAGATTTGTTGGAAATGACAACGGAAACGGAGATTTGCTTGACGAAAGCGACTTTGCTTTGTTTTCGGAAGACCCACGCTATACATTTGTTGTTTATTACTCAAATAGAAAACCCGCATTTTCTTGTCAAATTAGAGAAGATGAAAACAATAATTCAATATACTTTTGCTATACGGAAAGAGAGTATTTTGAAATTGTTGACGGAAAAATTAAAAGTAGTGGGTTGAACGGAAATAACGCTATTCCGGTTGTGGAATATCCAAACAATGCAAGAAGATTATCGGATATTGAAATTACAATTCCTATTACGGATTCAATCAATACATTATCTTCTGACCGGGTAAACGGCATTGAGCAGTTTGTTTCTGCATGGATTAAATTTGTGAATTGCGAGATTGACAATGAAACATTTTCACAGATGAGATTAGAGGGTGCTTTAGTTGTTAAATCAAATAATGGCGAAAACAAAGCCGATGTTGATGTTATGACAAATGAACTGAACCAAACAGAAAGTCAAGTTGTTTTTGATGATTTGTTTGAAAGGTTTTTGAGTATTCAAGGATTGGCTAATCGTTCCAATAACAATGCCGGAGGTGATACAGGAAATGCCGTTTCGCTTCGTAATGGCCACTATGATGCAGGACTAAGAACAGCAATCAACGAACCGATACTAAAAAAATCGGAAAGAATGTCTCTAAGAATTATACTAAATCGTTTGCGTATAAAGCGAAATTTTACGCTTATGCCAAGCGACATTGAAATACATATCAACCATAACAAAATAGATAATCTGCTTACAAAATCAGAAGCACTTAAAATGTTACTTGAAGCAGGGGTTGATTACAAAAGAGCAATTAAAACCGTTGATTTGTTTAGCGACAGTGAAGCGGTTGCTCTTGAATCAAAAGACAGAATGGAATATCTGTACCCGACAAGTAAGGATGTTGTAACAGAACCAAATAACAACCAAGTAAATAAAGAGGTAGTCGAATAGACTATCTCTTTTATTTTATAAAAATTTGCAGTTGTGCGTAAAACAACAGAACAATTCAAGCGGAGCAAACCGTGTTAAAAAACGTGAATTGATGGAGGTAATTATGACTAGAGAACAGGCAAAACAGAAACTTATTTCTTTTGGAGTGTCAGAGCCGACGGATGAGCAGATTTCAGATTTGCTTAATTCTATCAATGCTGAAACAAAGAAAGAAAAAGAAAGAGCAGATGGCTATATGGAAAAAGCTGATAAAGCTGACGAATTGCAGACACAGCTTGACGAGCTTAACAGCCAGAACATGACGGAGCTTGAAAAAGCAACAACGGCACTTGAAGCGGCAAACAAACAAATTGCGCAGCTTGAAAAGAAAGACACAGTTCGCACACAGAGAGCAAATGCAATGGAAAAGTTTGGGTTGACAGCAGAGCAGGCAAGCAAAGTTGTTACAGATGATGGTGCTACAGATTATGAGGTTCTCGGTCAGATTTTTGCCGACAGTAAAAAAACGGCAATCGCTGAATATGAGAAACAGAAACTTGACGATACGCCTAATCCGGGTGGTTCTACAGGTGGAAGTGGAGAAGAAAAAACAAACGCTGAAAAACTTGTAGAGAAGTATTACAGCGGTCAGAAACAGAATAATGACGTTTTATCACATTATGTAGGAGGTAATTAAAATGATGCAGTTTGAACAGACAGCATACGAGGGTGATGTAAACATCCTCAAAAGAAAACCGTTTGAGGGTATTCCTATGACACTTGATTTTACAAGCGTAACAGAGAAATTGGCGAATGGGAAAAAGGTTGTTAAGGCTGGAACACCTATTGGAAAGACAGGAGTTGCAGACAACACAGCAACAGTAGTTGGTATTTTGCTTCATGATGTAACCGAAGATAGACCACAGGGTACATTGCTTAAAAAAGCTTATATTGATGAAACAACAGCCAAAAATCATTCGGGTGTAACCATTGATGCAGCAGTTAAGACAGCACTGCCAATGATTGTATTTGAGTAATTAACAGGAGGTAAAAAGAATGTTAGTAAATGAAGTAGTAGATACAAAGGCTATTGCGCTTGCAGCTACAAACGATGCAAGCAATGATATTCCTTATCTTGGATTACAGTGGTTTCCGGAAAGAAAGAAATCGGGACTTGATTTAAAGTGGATTAAAACACACAAAGGACTTCCGGTATCGTTAAAGCCATCAAACTTTGATGCATTGCCTACCATTCGTGCAAGAGAGGGATTAAAAACAGAAAAGACACAGATGGCATTTTTCCGTGAACAGATGGTTATTACAGAGGAAGATGCACAGGAAATCGACAGAATTAAGGATGAAAACGACCCGTATTTACAGGGGGCATTACAAAGTATCTATGATGATACCACAACACTTGTAAGAGGTGCAGAGGTTGTTCCGGAAAGAATGAGAATGGCTCTTCTTGCCACAGCAAAAGGACACCCAACAATCGGAATTGAATCTGATGGTGTTAAGTATGAGTATGATTACGACCCTAACGGAGAATATACCGCTAAACATTACTTAAAGTTGCAGGACACAGCAATGTGGAGCGACACAGTAAATTCAAAGCCACTTACAGACCTTAATAATGCAAGAAAATCACTTGCAAAACTTGGTAAGGTTGCAACATATGTTATTATGAACTCTAACACGTTTAATTATCTGTTAGAGAACGCACAGGTTAAAAATGCGATTCTTGCACAGAACCTTACAGCAAACGTTGAACTTACAGACGATAATGTAATTTCAATCGTCAAGTCAAGAACAAAACTTACCATTGTTCTTTATGACAAAATGTACATTGGGGATGATGACAAGGAAGCATATTTTTATCCAGATGATAAGGTTACATTACTTCCGGCCGGTGCTCTTGGCGGCACTTGGTTTGGTACTACACCGGAAGAGAGAACAGCTTCACAGGTGGCTGATGTAGACGTATCTATGTACGGAGTAGGAATTGCAGTAGCAAAGAAAGTTGAGTACGGTCCACCAGCTATTACATCTGTAACCGCTTCCGAGATTGTGCTTCCATCTTATGAAAATATGGATTCAACATTTGTAATTGAGGTTCATTCACAAGGGTAGGAGGTATTAAGCATGATATATCCCTATATCGTAAATAAGAATGGTATTTGGTATGCAGCAGGAGAAGATGTTCCAGAAAATAATTCAAAAGAGGTGGAGAAATCCACCTCTAGTTTTTCTGAAAATACAAATCTGTCTGCTGAGAAGTCTTATACCAAAACAGAAATCAATCGTATGTCTACCGCTGATTTACAAAAACTTGCTAACGAGCAGGGATTTGATAAAGCGGAAGAGATTAGCGGCGCAGATTTAAAGAAAATGTTGATTGAAAAATTCGGATTATAGGAGTTTGAATTATGGATGAAGCAATGGAAGTAGGACTGCAAGAAGAAATTATTGCAGATTTGACAATTGAATATGGAAATGAGCCTACGTTTAATGCTGACATAATTTCAGTAAAGGTCAAAGATGCTATACGAGAAGTTAAGAGCAGAAGAAACTATCAGGCAACATCTTACACAGATGATGAAGTTGAGAAAGACCTTTACGATAACTACTATTCCGTAATTAAGAATTTGGCAGTATATGATTTTGCACAGATGGGCGCACCATTTGAAAGTAGTCATAGCGAAAATTCAATTTCAAGGACTTGGGTTAGTCGTGATGATATTTTGAAATGCGTTTATCCATTTGTGCAGGTCTTATAGAAGATTGTGCGTGAGTTGTTTAGAGTATCTAAATTTCTCGCAGGGCGTTTCGTGTAAGCGGTGGAGGGCAACGAAACACTATAATTTGCGGAAAGGCGGTAAGGTATGAATATTGAGATTGCTTTACTTATTAGCGTTATTTCCGTTTGTTTTTCTGTTTACTTTGGACTAAAGAATAATAAGCGGACAGACACAAAAGATATAGAAGAACGCGTAAAAGACAACACAAGAATCAATGTAAAACTTGATGATATAGGTCAAGATACTAAAGAGATTAAATCAGAAATATCATCCATGAGGGAAGATATTAAAATGCACAATGACAGAATTATTAAAGTTGAAGAAAGTTGCAAGCAGGCTCATCACAGGCTTAACGGACTTGAAGAACGTCTCAACGGAAAGGAAGTAAGAAAAGATGGATAGTATTATGAGTTATGTAAAACCGGAACTGATTGTAGTAGCAGTTGTTCTGTATATTATCGGTGTCGGAATTAAAAAAATGGATGTTATTAAAGATAAGTACATTCCTTGTATTTTAGGTGTACTTGGTATTTTGCTTTGTGCCATTTGGGTAATGGCAAATACATCTATTGGAACAGTACCAGAAATGCTTATGGCAGTGTTTACATCAATTGTTCAAGGTGTCCTTGTTGCCGGATTGAGCGTTTACGGGAATCAGCTCATTAAACAGATTAAATCAAGTGAGTAGGTGGTTGCCTTGATGACATTGGCATCTAACAAACAAAAAATGTATTATTCGTTGCAAGACGGGCAAATACCGATATACGAAAGTTATACAGACGAAGAGGGAAATATAATTTACATTACGGATGATGATGGAAATAAGATTGAAACCGGAGAAACAACAATTGGTTATACAAAACCAGTTGAGTTTAAGGCAAACATCACAAATAAGTTGAATGAAGTTGTATGGCAAGACTATGGTATTGATGATAGTACAAACTATGCACAAATCATTGTTAGTAAAGGTTATTTGCCTTTGAAATCCGGTAGCGTGATTTGGAAGAAGTCAGAAATCGTATACAAGGATAATGATAACACAATTCCAGATGAAAGCAGTGCTGATTACACGGTAAAAGGTGTTGCGGACGAGGGATTAAATGAGGACTTGTTCTTGTTAAAAAGAAATATTAAGTAGAAAAGAGGTATTATTATGGAATTAAAAGAGACAGTAGAAATGATGAACAGTGCTGATTACAAGGAAAGGTTTAAAGCTGAATATCAGCAGGTTGTTATCAGATACAGAAAACTTAAAGCAATGCTTGATAAGTGGGATAATGGAGAACTTAATTTTAATCCTACTTGTCCAAGAAGCACATACAATATGCAGATTACGGCTATGACAGATTACATTGCAGTCCTTGAAGCAAGGGCAGTAATGGAAAATGTCGATTTGGGTGAATAATGGAAAAACAGAAATTAAATATTCTTGGAACCGAATATACTATTATGTTTGGAACTGTGAAAGATTTCTCAGAATTGGAAAGTATGGACGGTTATACAGATACTTCTACACACCAAATTGTTGTAGATGATATGACAATGGCAAAAGGACAGGTTGGAAGCAAAAAAGATTTAAAATCGTATCAACATTCTGTTATTCGCCATGAAATTATTCATGCTTTTTTGTCTGAAAGCGGAATTGCTGAAAACTCAAATTCTGTTGAAGCGTGGGGAATCAATGAAGAAATGGTTGACTGGTTTGCTATTCAATCTCCAAAGATTTTTAGAGTGTTTCAAGAATTAAATGTTTTGTAGGAGGTAAATATGGCTAAAAAACCAAAATTTGAAATAAAATTCGTAAAATGCGGAAAGTCACAACCCAAAAATGAAAAAGAATCTAACAAAAATTGGAATGCTTTTGATTGCAATGTTAAATGCGAGTGTGGCGGTGAATTTGCTACATATATTGACGGTCAGAGGTTATTTTAAATGACAAAAAAAGTAATCAAAACGGACTTGTCTGTAAGTGGATTAAACGCCCTTAAAAAGCAACTTTTACAGTATAGGGATGATTTACCTATCAAATGTAAACAACTTGTTTCTAGGCTATTACAAAGTGGTGTAGAGGTTTCTGAAACAAATATATCAGAGAGTCCATTAGGAAAGTATGTTACGGTTTCGACAAACATATCTGCTGATAAGATGGGTTGTAATGGTATATTGCTTGCAAAGGGGCAAGTAAAAGAACAAGATGGTTACGCACCGTTTAGTATATTGCTTGCTATTGAATTTGGTGCAGGTGTTCATTTTAATCCAACGCAAAATCCATTAGTAGGAAATAAATTTCCTTATGGCGTTGGTACATTTCCGGGGCAGACACACGCTTATGACGATATGTGGTGGTACTGGAATGAAAAGGAACAAAAATGGATGCCTACGCATGGTGTAAAAGCCACTATGCCTATGTATAAAGCCGGAGAAGATATAAGAAGCAAAATTATAAAGACGGCAAAAGAAATATTTTGAAAGTAGGTGGTGCATATGTCGGTGGAATGGGATGAATTAGTGCCATCTACTGTATTCTCAAGGATAAAAACAAACTTTTCTGATAGTTTGAAAAAAAAATACAAAATGACAGATAAAAACTTTTCTTCCGTTGGAAGTAGTAATACACCAGCGGTTTTTCCTTTTGTAAGATTGCAATTGTTACCCGGTTCAGAAATCGGAGAAGATTTAGAGGGTGATAAAATCAATGCGGAAAAGTTTTCTTTTCAAATTGATGTGACTGATAATAAATCACAAGCAAGAGCAAAAGAAGTTATAAGGGAAGTTAAGAGAATTATGAAAACAATGCGTTTTCGTGGTTCTTCAATGCCTACGCAAGATGATACAAAAGACACTTACCGGCAAACTGCTAGATTTAGCAGAACAATCGGAAAGAATGACGTATATTGACGTAAATACAAGCCGAAAGGCTTTATTTTTTTATTAAATTTAAGGAGGTAACAAGATGGCTTCAACAAGTTATTTGGCAAGAATTATCTACAAAGAACACAGCGAAGATGGATTTGCAGGAACATACAAATTGATGTTACGTGCAAAGTCAATCCCATCGCCAACATCTGCACCGAACACTGTAGAAAGTACCACGATGGAGGATGATGCACAGACTTTTGAAATGGGTATTAAACAGTCTGACGCAAAAGAGTTTGTAGGAAACCTTGAAAAAGATGATTTTAGTGCTCTTTTGAATGTTGAGGGTAAAAAATGCGACATTATTCAGTTGTATGGAACGGATGGCGTTGGTGGTGTTGCCAAAGCAGCATATGTAGGGCAGATTACACCTACTGTAAATGATGTAGGCGGCGTAGATGAAATTCTTGAAATGACCGCTACCGTTGTTCAGAATACCGTGCCTAAATGGGTTACTGAACAACTTACAGTCGTTGATAACAAGGATGGTACTTTCACTGTTACAAAAGTGGGGTAACAAGCTATTCAACGAGAAACAATAAAAAGGCTGTGTTGAGTAGCGAGGATGAAGAGACAGCCGAACCGGAACTCGAATAATATATGCAGTAAAAAAGAGAGCCACCTTTCGGGGTGGCTCCTTTCCACTAAAAGTGGGGAAAGGATAAATCATTATGGAATTAAAAGTTAAAGGTAAGGTATACAAGGTTAGATTTGGATATAACAGTTTCTGCGACACAGATTTGATGGACAGAACAAAGGATTTGCTTGGGATTTTTGACAGTGAAGAAGTTGAAAATGACAGTGATGTTGGCGGCATTGGCAAGGTTAAAGAATTGTTTTGCTGTGTTCGTGATTTGCTTTACGTTGGATTTCAGAAAGAAAATCCAGTTGAAAGCGTTCAGGAAGTAGGAGATATTCTTGACGATTACCACGATGAATCGCCAGATAAAGGAATCCTTGATTTGTTTACGCAGTTGACGGAGGAATTGATGAGTAAGGGTTTTTTGGGAGACCTGTTAAACCAGATTGGGGAGACAGAGGAAGCATCGGAGAAAGTAACGAAACTTCCGCAGGACCACAAGAAGCCACAGAAAAAATAAATAAGTCATACTCGGATTTTATATATGAAGATGCAATACCTCATTATCTTTCCTATGGAGTTTCTTACGATAGGATTATGGAAAGTTGTCCAAAAGACTTATATCCATATGACAAAGCGCATGAACTCAAGTTAAAAGAACAAGATGAATTGCAACATATATGGTGGGGCAATTATGGCATATCTGCTTTGATTGTAGCCATAGACAGTTGTTTGAATGGTAAATCAGCAAAATCGGAATATATTAAAAGTCCAATTATGTCAAAAATGTTTGAAGAAGAATATATATCAGAAAAAGAAACAGAAGAACAAGAGATAAAGAAAGCAATTGAAATTGAAAAACAGTGGATGGCAAGGTCTATGAACAAGGGATTGCCAGAAACAATCATATAAGGAGTGTTGAAAAATGAAAAGAGAACATTCAATTAGAATTGACAGAAAAAAGTTACATCCATGGTTAAACTACAAACTTGGACTTTTGCTAAAAGAGTGTGCAAAAAATGGAATCTATCTGATTATCACAGAGGGATTTCGTACAAAAGCATATCAGGATTCGCTTTATGCAAAGGGAAGAACAAAGCCGGGCAAGATAGTAACAAATGCTCCGGGAAGTTCTTATTCTTCGCAACACCAGTTGGGAATTGCTTTTGATATTGCAATCAATGATTCTAAACTGCTTTATAACGATAAACTGATTAGAAAAGTTGCTAAGATTGCAAAATCAAAGAAAGTTGGTTTGAAATGGGGCGGCGATTGGAAGTCTATTGTTGATACACCACACTTCTACCTTGGCAAGTGGGGAAGTACAACCAAAAAGTTAATGTCCACATATGGCTCTTTTGATAAATTCAAGAAAACATGGACCGGTAAATTACGTTGCAACACATATTTAAGAAAAGGACGTTTGTTTACGTCTAAAAAACTTATGACAATTCAAAAAGGTGAAACCGTACGGATTCTGTGGAAATCAAAAGTAAGCAGAGTTGCCAAAATTGAGTATGCAGGAAAGTACGGTTTTATTAGATTGAAAAATCTTGCGTAATGCAAATGATAGATAGTGAGGTGTTAGTATGTCAGAAACAGTTGAATCGTTGGATATTAAAATAAATGCAACGGCAAAAAGTGCCAAAGATGAAATTACAAATCTTGTTGGTAAAATTGATGTATTAACATCTGCACTGTCTAAGATTAACGGTAGCAATTTAAGTGGACTTGCAAATGGAGTATCAAAACTTGGAAATGCTACCAAAACATTAAGCGGAGTAAAGGCAACCGACTACAATAGAATTGCAAAAGGATTTGAGCGTTTTGCGAAAATTGATGTTGGTGGATTATCTCGTACTGCCAGTGGTTTGAATACACTGGCAAATGGTCTTAAAAATCTTGGAAACATTCAGAATCTTGGTGGCATTACATCTGCAGTAAATGCAGTTAAAAACCTTTCAAAAGTAGATATGTCTGGATTTGATACATCCAAAATGACAAAGATTGCAACTTCTGTTTCAAATTTAGCAACCAAACTTAGCGGTGTATCTGAAATTGAAAGCACTGTGACACGTGTTGTGGGTTCATTGGCAAGACTTTCTAATAGCGGTCAGTATATTAGTAATGTAACAACAGAATTTCCGGAATTAGGCAAGCAAGTAGTAAAACTTGTACGCAAATTATCTTCTGCAAATGCAATTGATATTAGCATTACAAAAGTTGTAGATGGTATTGCTAAACTTGCAAATGCAGGGAAGCGTGTTGGCGAAACAGTTGCAAACCTTAAGAAACTTGGTAACGGTGTAATAAAATTGCTGAAAAAACTGCAAAATGCACCTCAAATTAACTCAAACGTAGCCAACACAATTCAAGGTCTTGGAAACCTTGCGTCAAGCGGTAGTAGAATTTCCACTGTTTCTGATAGAGCATCAACAAGCACTAAAAAACTTAGAAATGCACTTAGTTCATTAAAAGACAAATTAAAAAGCGCACATAAATCATCAAAAGGTTTTGTAAGTAGCATCGGTATGTTTTATGCTAAGTTCTTTTTGGTAATTCGTGCTGTAAAGAAATTCGGTCAAGCAATTGGTTCGGCACAGGACTACATTGAGGAATTTAACTATTTTTCGGTTGCGCTTGATAAGGTTGGAAAAGACAGTGCTAACCAGTTTAAGAAAGCCGGTTATAATAGTGCGGAAGAATATGCAGGAAGTTTCCGTAAAAGATTTGGAAAACTTCAAAAGCAGTTGACAGGATATGATGTTGATACTAACACTGGAGATGCAACAAATACTTTTTCGCACAATCTTGGTTTGGATTTGACAGAGGTTATGAACTACAACGCCGCTATTGCACAGATTACAAACTCTGCCGGTATGCTTGGTGAAACATCAATTGCCACTTCAAAAGCACTTACTATGCTTTCAGCAGATTGGGCGTCTTTAGCAAACTTAGACACCGCTGATGTTATGCAGAACTTTCAATCCGGTTTAGTAGGTCAGTCTAGGGCGTTGTATAAGTACGGAATCGACATCACCTCCGCTGGATTAGCACAAACGGCAATGAACCACGGTGTTACGGAAAGCATTAAAAATCTTTCGCAACAGTCTAAAATGCAGTTGCGTGTTTTGACTATGTTGGAACAGTCAAAGGTTGCATATTCCGACCTCGCCAAAACAATTAATTCGCCAAATAATCAACTTAGGATGTTGGATGCTGGATTTAAAAAACTGGCTTTGTCGATAGGCGCCTTGTTTATGCCGATTGTGCAGAAATTGTACCCATATATGAATGCTATGGTTATGGTTTTACAGGATTTCGCACAGTGGGTAGCAAAACTGGCAGGAATCAAACTTGGTGATACGGATGGTTCACGGAAAACACCAGATGTGCCGGACTACTCCGATGCGGCAGACGATACGGATAAAGTTGCTAAGAACATGGATAAGACGGCTAAAAAGACAAAAAAAGCCGCCGACAATTTGCAGGGATTTGATATTGTAAATAAATTGCAGGACAACAGTGATAGTGATAGCGATGACGATGATGACGATAAGAATGCTAATATTGACCTTTCTAAGGATATTAGCGACGCATTAAAGAACTATGAAAAGATATGGGATAATGCTTTTAAGAGCAACCAGAACAAAGCAGTTGAGTTGTATAAGAAGATGAAGAAAGCAATCCTTGACGCATGGAAAGGTGGAGATTTTACTTCTCTCGGTTCGGCACTGGCTAACTGGATTAACAAGGGAATGAGAAGCATTCCATGGACAAAGATTAAAAAGACTACGAAAAAGATTGCTAAATCTCTTGCTACGTTCTTGAATGGATTTGTTAAAGACCTTGATTGGACAAAACTTGGAGAAAATTTCTCCGAGGGATTGAATACATGGTTTGAAACATCATACACCTTTTTCAAGACGTTTGATTGGCTCAAATTCGGTCAAAGTATTAAAGAGGGTATAACGGCTGCCATAAATACTTTTGACGGTGATTTAGCAGGAAAATCGCTTGGAGCGAAGTTGCGTGGTATGATTCAGTTTGCGTTTGGCGTTATGGTGGATTTTCCATACAAAAACCTTGGAAAGAAAATCGGAGATTACATCAATGGATTTCTCGAAGAGATGGGAGAAGTACGCAAAAATACTGGATTAACTGGATGGCAGGAGTTAGGAAAGACAATCAGTGATGGAATTACTGGAATACTTGATACGATTGACACCGCACTTTCTACCGTAGATTGGTGGGAAGTAGGAAAAGCAATTGGAGATTTTCTTTCTGAAATAGAATGGGGAAAAACACTTTTGAAAGTAGGGAAAATAATAGTCAAGGGATTATTCAATGCTTTGAAAGTGGCTATTTCGGCATTTATTAGAGACCCATTAGGTATTGCATTTAAGTTATCAACGGTTATTGCTGGATTTATGGTTTATAAAAAATTCAAAGCCGTATGGGGCGCAATGAAAATAATGTTTGGAAAGGGAATACAAGATTCTCTGGTTAAATCAACAACAGAAATAAAATCGGGGGAAATAGCGTCAGCATGGAGCAAGAAATTTAGTACAATAGGAACAAAATTAGGAAAACTGGTTGGAAAACTTATGGTTGTTGAAATTGCTTTTCAGATTGCCGGCGCAATTACTGATAAGTTGCTTGAAGCATCTGGCGGTGACAGCAAACAACTTACGAAAAACTTAAAAACTATATACGGAGAAAAAGGTGGAAGTTTTGCCGCTGCATTGCTTTCTACGGTTTCAGGAATTACTGGTGGTGATTATCAATCAACGTATGGTTGGAACGCACATGCTGGTGGTGATGTAGACCTCAAAAAAACAATTTCACGATACAGTGAATTTTCAAGTGAATTAACTGAATTACAGAAAAAAATGGATGAACTTGGTATTGCCGCTCTTACGCAAAATAGTATTTTAAGTAAAACAGGAAAAAATTTGCGAAAAGGTATTATCACAAAAAAATCCGTAAAAGAAGCAGTTGGCAAAAAAGGAATAAAAAAGGATGAATTGCAAAATCTTCTTGGTATAAATGGAGCAGAAAAAACAGCAGATTACGAAAAAGCACAAAAGAAATTAAAAACTACGATGGAAAAATTAAATGTTCCAGCAAAAGAACAAAAGAGTATTTTGAAATCGTTGGAAACAGAACTTAAAAGTGGTGAAATTACGTGGGAAGATTACAAAAAGATAACAGATAAGAACTACAAGTCAACAGACGCATTGAAGAAAAAAATTGATTCCTTGAAACCAAAATCAGTAAGTGTTAAGGCTGAAACCTCTGGTGGTAATGATGTTGATAGTTTGCAGGGAAAAGTAAACGGATTGCAAGGCAAGACAGTAACTGCTGGCGTAAAGACCTTTGGTATTAAGAATCTTGGAGATTTAAGTGTTGCGATGAAAACCATGAAAAATCGTGACATAAATGTGAATATCGACCCTAAACTCCGTAAAGGTTGGTATAACGCAGTTAAAGCACAGTTACAACAGAAAAAGTTTTCATTGGATGTTTCGGCTTCAATTAACAATGTGACAGAGGGTAAATTAAAATCTTCTGTTAAGTCGATGGACGGAAGAAAAGTAAATTACGGAAAATTGACTGCTGCTATAAACAATGCCAAAAACATAGTGACAATAGGTCAACAAGGGCAGATATTTGTAAATCATGCAGAAAAAGAACTTATCAAAATGCTGAAAAAGTACGGATTGAATTACGAGACTTATGCTAACGGTGGATTTCCGGAAGATGGTTGGTTCCGTGCAAGTCACGGCGAAATGATGGGTAAATTCGACAATGGTAAGTCCGTTGTTGCAAATAACAAACAGATTACGACCGGTATTTCCGAAGCGGTTGCACCGGCTGTTTATGCGGCTACAAAGGCGGCAATCAAAGAGGAATTATCAAATGCAAATGTCGGTGGCGGTGATGTTTACCTTGACGGAACAAAAGTCACAACGGCAATTATGAACAACGCAAAGAAAATCTCCAAGAACAAAGGAATTTCTTGGAACATGGCTTAAAGAAAGAGGCTCATGAGAATGGGTCTCTTTTTTATGTGTAAAAGTTAGGAGGTGTCATATGGCATTTACGTTGAAGTTTGGTTGGACTAAGGACAGTTTAGAAGATATGCCAACACCAAAATATGAGGGTTGGAAAATCTCACGAGAAAAAGTGTGGAACGCAAAAGCAGGAAGAAGTTCAAAAGCACTTTACAACGGAAAGATAGTTGCAAAGAAAGTAACGCTTGACATGGCATTTCCGGCAAATTTGACGCCAAGCGAAATCAAGAAGTTGATGAAGTACGCAGACCCGGATGATTTATCAAACCGGTACGGCTACATACAGTTCACCAATGAAAAAGGAGAAAAAGAAACAAAGCAGTTTTATTTTGGAAACCCTAGTTTTGACGCAATGACTTTCATTAAGGGGAAGTTTATTTGGTCTAGCATACAGATACAGGCGGTGGAGCGATGAGTTATACAGCAAAAGTTTTTTATGTTTTGGAAAGCGACCCTACATATACATTGAAATATGATTCACATGTAAAAGATGTAAATATCGGAGATTCGTTTAGTTTGTCTTTTTTGGATTTTGACTATAACGGAACTCATTACTACGTAAAATACGCTATCAATAACGGAAGTGTGTATAAACGTGGCGTAAATACGATTGATTGTAAAAGCATGATGATTTCGGATGATTATAGGTACATGTCTTGGTACGTGTTCTGCACAGAAGATGAAACAGATATTACTGGAGACTGTGCAGTTTCCTATACTGACATAGCAACAGAATTATATTTGAGTATAAGCACAGGAAATTCGGATAGTGTAAGCACAAGAGGAAAAGAAACGCTAATATCTGTAAGTATATCGCAAGGTTGTGTTAGTGATTCATTTGCCAGTTATGGCTCTACTTATAGTCCTACTATGAGTTGTGAAATGTATGCAGAAAATAACGATTTTACGGATGCCCTTATTGCAAAGACATATTACGATAATACATTAAAAGGAACTATTGTAAATGCATGGATTCTTATAGGGAATGAATTTGCATATCCGGTACCTATCGGAAGATTTGTTGTAAAAGAAAATCCAACATACAACGGTGATACTGTTTCATTTACTGGAAACGGTTTAATGAGCGAATACATGGATAGAGCAGAAATCGTCATTAGTTCGCTAAACGAATATCACAAAACGGAATTGGAAGAAAAATACGTACCTAGTCAATTGCAGTTTATCTACACACGTGACGACGTTTATTATTGGGAGTATTTGCCGCAAGACTTTTTGCGTGTCACAGGATGTCCGCTATACATTGATAATTGGAAAGATGTTTTATCGTCAATCAAACAATATAAGTTGTACCATTTGATGATTCCTATGTTATCAAATTTTGCGGACAATGATGAGGATGGTTACGATTGGGATTGGGAAAGCAGAATCACATGGAGAGATTTGTTGTCTGGTATAGCAGTTTTGTTACGTGCAAATGTGATTGAAAAAAACGGTGCTTTTTATATTAAGCAGTTACCAGAGTTGCAAGCAGATAACAATTACAGACCTATATTTAATGGAGATACCTATGATTCTAATGCGATTTTCGGAAACAACCTTATGTGTCCAAACAACGTATCTGTAAAGGCTAATAATTGGTACTTTTACGAGACAAACAGTGACTATGTTGGATTTGGATATTACGAGGGTGAATCCACGGTCGTATTGAATGACAAGGCAAGCAGTGTATCGAATGTAGAGAATTATCCAGTGACGATTGAAACACCTTGGATATTATACGAAACGCTTGACAGAAATACGGTTCATACGTATTTAGGACAAGTTACGCCAATGCAGTGGAAAACAGGGTTATCCTTTTTGAACAAGGCGTTTGTTTACCATAAAGCGAGTATCGAAACAATGTACTGGCATCCTCTTATGTCGGTTGGTGAAATGCTTACGTTCGAGGACTATGACGGCGTTAAAAAGTATGTGCTTGTCGGAGAAATGACGCTGTACTACGATGGTGGATTTTATGCGGAGATTACATCACCGTGTGAAGTGCAGGAATCAAACTCATCGTCAGTTGGTAGCAGTGGTTCCAGTAGTTACAATAGTGGAACAATGGCGCAGGCAAGCGGAACGGTTACTAGTACAATCCTTGGTGCTATTTTCAAGGATGGAGTTATTACAAATAGTAAAATTGCGGATTCCACGATTGAGAATAGCAAGATTAAGGATTCTACAATCACCAACGCAAAGATTGCGGATGCTACGATTGAATTGGAAAAGGTGTCGAAATCTTTTATTACGGATTTGACGGCAGATAATGCGTATATCAAACATCTTAAAGCAACTATCGGTGAGTTTGGATATATTACTGCCGAAAATGCTGATTTGACATATGCAACGATTACGTCATTGCAAGCAGTAGATGGAAAAATAGATACCCTCACAACTAAAGCAATTACAACGGACAATTTGGAAGCCGAAGTTGCCACATTGGGGTATCTGTCAGCAGAAAGCGCAGATTTAAAATATGCAAACATTAAATTATCCAATATTGAAGTTGCGGATATTGCTACATTATTTACAGAAGTTGGTCTTATTGATAGAGCAACAATCGTAGAAGGACATATCACTGGTTTCTTAGATAGTGTTGAAGTCAACGCCGCAAACATTACGGCCGGAACCTTAGTGGCAGACAGAATATTGCTAAAAGGCGAAAATGGCTTGCTTTATTCGCTGAATAATTTAGGAGAACTTCAAAGTAAAACGATTGATACTTTGGATGGATATATACTTACTGACCGGACCGTAAATGCAGATAAAATAGTAGCAAAAAGCATAACAGCAAATGAACTTGATGTTGAAAAGGTTTTTGCGAATTCTGCTGTTATTAAAAAAATATTTTCGCAAGACGTGACGGCAACCGGAACCATCACTGGTGCAACATTAAAAGGTGCAAATGCAGAGATAGATAACGGTTTGATTGGTGGATTTAATATAAAGGAAGATGGAATATCAAAAGCATACACGAAAAGTAGCAGTGGAGCTTCCGAAAAGCAAGATTCATATGAATTAGACATATCAAGCAATGGTATTCCTTCATTTAAAGGAACTAGCCAAATATGGAAAGATAACAGTACAAAAGTTATTTATGAATCAATTTTTGATAACACATTAACAATAGACCAGTATATGTTTTTAAATAATTCAAATATAAAACAATCATGGTTTAGAACGAAGTTTGCTGATTCATATGCCGGAAATATAACCATATCCGAATTAACACCAGACGGAGTAGTGCGAAAAAAAACTAGTTATGGATTAGGGTATGTGGCTAATAGTTTATATGAAAATGGAGAACTCTCGGAAACATTTCCATTTACGGTCGATTCCCCCCTTAAAATACACCCTAATCATAATGCATCACTGACGAATTACGACTTACAAATTTCGTCTAATACTGGAAATCATATGAATCTTGGACAAAGAACGATTCAAGCAGTCGACAAGAACAATGCTGCGACAACTTTATATTTAAACAGTTATGGAGGAAGTATTTCAATTGGTAGAGTTAATGGGGCTGGAACCACTACATTAAATGCTAATGTTGCTTTTGAAAAGCATTGTTCGAGTGTGACAACAACGACGCCGAGTTCAACTATCTTATATGGCATTACCATGAATGGTGGTTTATTCAAAGCCGTAGTATTTCGCGACTATTCAATTGCTTCAGCATCACCTTGGGCGAGCATTGTTCAAACAGAGCTAATGCCTGGTGATTCCGGTGCAGCAGATGTTGTCCAGTATCACAACATGGTAACTGGTAGAGGCGAGTGTGTTAGAGTGGCGTTTAATGCCAAGACCGGAAACCTAGCCGTTAATGCACAGTATAACGACATAACCAATGATACCCTGAACGGAATAGCAATATTCCCAGTGTTACAATAAATAATTCAAAATTTAGGAGGTAAAAAGAAATGGATGAAAACAAAATCACAATCATTGACTACGTGGAGAAGAAATTGTCTGCTGAAATCGCAGAACTTAAGGTTCTGCTTGCAAAGACGGAGTTTAAGGCTTTTGCTTTGCAGGAAGAGAACGAGCGGTTAAAAGCACAGTTGGAAGAAAAAGAGAAAAAATCCAAAAAGGATGAATAATATTTTTGAACCCTACATATAATATATTACATGGCAATCCCATGTAATCAAGTTTCGGTTTGGGAGAGGGGTTGCAAATTCCCCTTTCCCTGCAATTATATGCTAGGAGGAAATTTATGATAGGCGAACGCAGGAAATATAGAAGAAAGTTAAAGAAACTTATTTCCAAGATGAAAAACGTAGATTCGTTGAGATATTACTACGGGTACATTGCAGAAAAAGAAAGATTGAAAGGTAATAGTTATAAGGTATAATGAAATGGAGTAGGATAAAAACCCTACTCCATTTTTTTTATGACAGTTTGTCGTATCTTGATTTGATAGATGGTATTGTCATTTTTTTGTTTTTCTTTCCATCTCTCTTTACGACATAATAAGCGGTTCTTCTTACAGTTCCCCACACGGAAAGCGTTTTACCTCTTCTGTAGCCATAATATTCTTGGTATCCTTGGCTCATGTATACTTCATAGTATTTTCCACCAGACTTTACGATTACGGTCAAGTCACTATCCAATGTATCTTCCTTTACATTTTCTATTTTACCCTTGATTTTTATTTTCTTTCCCTTGTACTTGCCTTTTTTCAATTTGGAATAATTGTAGGATTTACACATTTTCTTATATTTTTTCTTTGATGGCTCTTTCTTGCCAGACCATCCCTCTTTGAATCCGTCGGCAAATTCTGAAAATATTCCCATTGTCCTTGCCGGTATAGCGGCTTTTGAAATTGTTGGAACACATACTGAAATAGTAAGCATTAGCGTTGTTGCTACTGTTAATAGTTTCTTCATAAAACACATCTCCAATCTTTTTTATTTACACAATAATGAATGGTATCATTATTTAGTATCAGTTTTGTTTGCTCTCCAAAGCAGGTCAATTCCCTCTAAAATATATTTTCTGGCTTTTTCATCGAGGGTATAATATTTCATAAGGGCTTCTTTCAACTCTGCATCTTCCGAAATACGAGCATCTAAAAGGGCATCTTCTTCTGAATATGTTTTATCTTCTCCGGTCATTAAGTATTTAATACTTACGTTAAAAAACTCCGCTATTTTTTGAAGATTTGCTGAGTTTGGTGCGCTTTTATCCAATTTACTAAAATATCCTTTTGCAAATCCACAAGCGGTTTCTGCCTTATTTAGCGACATATTTCTTTCTTTGCATAACATTTTTACTCTTTCTTTCATAGCCATAGTAAACACTTTCCTTTCAAGTTCTGAAAAAAACGCAAAAAGATACTTGACATTCTGAAAATATCGCTTATAATGTAATTAAAGGTTCTGAAAAAATCGCAACAAAAAAGCGACATATAAAATGCCTGAAAATTTATTCTTTAGTTTTGCTCAACACAATAGATTATAGGATATTTTCAGAGTTTAGTCAATAGAATGTTGTGATTTTTTCAGAATACTAAGTGAGAAAGGAGATGTTAGTTTGCTTTACGACAAAATCAAAGAACTGGCAAAGAAAAAAGGAATCCCAATTTACAAGGTTGAATCTGATTGCGGCTATGAGAGTGGTGCAATGTGCAGATGGAATAAAAGTTCTCCAAATGCAAAACGATTAAAGATTGTTGCAGATTATCTCGGAGTAACAGTTGATGAATTATTAGAAGAATAAGAAAGGAGCAGGCATGAACGATTTACAGATATTTGAAAATTCAGAATTTGGAAAAATCCGAACTGTGACAGAAAATAATGAGCCGTGGTTTTGTCTTAGAGATTTGTGTGTTTCGTTAGAACTTACGGCTAAAGAAGTTAAACGCAGATTATCGGATGAGGTGGTTTCAAAACACCCCATCGAAGATACAGTTGGAAGAATCCAAAATGCATTGTTTGTTAATGAAGATGGATTGTATGACGTTATCTTGGAAAGCAGAAAGTCAAATGCGAGGGCGTTTCGTAAATGGGTAACTGGAGAAGTGCTTCCATCCATCCGTAAGAATGGCGGTTACATTGCCAATCAGGAGAATCTTACTCCGGAACAGATTGTAGCCAACGCATTAGTTGTGGCACAGAACATCATAACTCAAAAGGACAAGCAGATTGAGGAAATGACACCAAAGGCGAATTACTTTGACGCTTTGGTAGATAAGAAATTGAATACCAACATCCGTGACACCGCAAAGGAACTGGGTATCGGAGAAAAAGCATTTGTTTCTTTTCTTATTGGAAAAGGATATGTTTTCAGACAGGGGAAACACAAACAGTTGCGCCCATATGCCAAATACGCAGAGAGCGGAAACGGCTTGTTTGTCTTAAAGGACAAGCACAACGAGCAGAACGGTTGGACAGGACAGCAGATGTATGTCACTCCAAAGGGAAAAGAAACATTCCGTCTGCTTTTGGAAGAAAGGGAGTGAGCCTATTATTCAGAAGATGATATTGGCGGTTCTGACGTTTCTTCTTATTATAACGGTGGCAACAAGCGTGTTTAAGGATGTATACGCTTACGAGCCGGAATATGCACAAGAAGATACGTTATTTATAAAAACAGAAGAACCGCAGGCAAATGTGATTCCAAACGCAAATATGAACAGTTCTTTGGAATCCGCAAAATACATAAAGCAAAAGAAAAAGTCAAAGAAGAAACACAAGGAAAGGAAAGGCGTTCAATTCTTGATAACTGCATATTGTCCTTGTTGCGATTGTTCAGAGGGGTACGGAAAGATAACTTCTACTGGCAAGATACCAAAGCAGGGAAGAACAATAGCGGTTGACCCTAAAGTCATACCGTATGGAACAAAGGTGAAAATCAAAGGTCTTGGAACATTTATAGCCGAGGACTGCGGCGGTGCGATAAAGGGAAATAGAATTGACATATACTTTGAATCTCATGCAGACACAGAGAGATTCGGAGTGCAGAGAAGAACAGTATTTATATTAGGAAAGGATGATTGAATGATTAAGACAGATGCCAAACCGGCAACACCAGAATTGATTGCAAATTTAATTGAACTTGGTGCAATTTATGTGAAAGACGGAGAGTTTTATGCAAATGAACCGGGAACATACAGAAAAGAAAAGGAATAGCACCCTTGACCGCAAATCAAACTGCTATTCCAGTAGTAAATAACTATATGTTATTTGCGCTCATTTTATCAAATAAGGAGTGAAAAGTCAAGATGAATACAATTTTATTAAGAGGTACCGTGGCGAGTAAGATTAAATTCTCTCATTCGTCGCATGGTGAGAACTTTTATGAATTTCGCTTAAAAAGCGAAAGAAAAAGCAAGAAAGAGGATATTCTAATCTGCTTGGTTCCAGAGATTATTTTGGAAAAGTGTTCAATTATAGAACACGAAAAGATTGAAGTACAAGGAGAAATTCGGACTATCAATAGGAAAAATCATAAGCAAATTTATGTATTTGTGCAGGACGCTATGTGCGGTGGAGAGGTAAATTCATTGTCAGACGTAAATGAAGTAAAAATGGATGCGTATATTTGTATTCAACCTAATTTACGGCGCACATCTGCTTCCAATAGAAGAGTATGTGATGTCATTGTCGCAAGCAACCGACAATACGGTTCCGACTATATTCCATGTATAGCATGGGGGAGATATGCTACATACGTTTCAAAATGCGATGTAGGTACTCATCTGGAAATTATCGGAAGATTGCAGAGCCGTGAATATCACAAGCAGATGGACGATGGCACAGTAGCATTAAAAACCGCTTTTGAAGTATCAGTTTCAAAAGTCAAAGAAATCGGAAAGGAGAATGAGGATGAGGAAAGCAATGATTCAAATACCGCAGAAGAGGTTTGAAGAACTTATAAAATTGGAAGAAAGAGTAAATGTTGCTGTCGAAACTGCTATGAATGAAGAATATGCTTCCGTTACTGATATTTTGTTTATCCTTGGAACTGAACTTGCTTATGATATAGCAAATGAAAGAAAGGAGAAATATAAGAAGTGGATGAAAGAAAAAATGGAATCTTGATTCCAAACAAAGAATATCGTGCTATGGATGGAGTTAGTTCTTCCGATTTAAAAAAAATGGCTAAATCACCGGCACATTTTCGATACTGGAAAGACAATCCGAAAGAAGATACTCCATCATTGCTTTTTGGTAGGGCGGTTCACAAATACATTTTGGAAAAAGATGAGTTTTACAAAGAGTTTGCTGTAGCACCAGATATAAACAGACGAACAAAAGACGGAAAAGCACAGTGGCTTTTATTCCAAGACCAAAACGAGGGAAAAGACATTGTTTCCTTGGATGATTTTCAACAAATAAAAGATATGCATTACGTCTTGTATAGTAATTCATTTGCAAGAACTCTTTTAACTGGCAAAAAGGAACTTTCGTATTTTACGGAAGATTCAGAAACAGGAATTACTATGAAATGCAGACCAGATTGTCTTACAGAAGTAGCAGGAACACACTTTTTGATTGACTACAAAACATGCAATGACGCTAGTACGGATGTATTTATGCGTGATTCAATCAAATTTATGTATGATATGCAGATGGCATATTACAAACATATTCTTGATGAAATACTTGGTGTTGAGCATACGGTAGTTTTTATCGCACAAGAGAAAACTGCTCCATACTGTGTAAACATTATGGAACCAAATGAATATTATATGCGTTCTGGTGCTGATATGTTTAGGGAATACTTAAATCTCTATAAAGAATGTTCAGAAACTGGTAACTGGTACGGATATATGAAAGATGAAGTAAACAGTCTTGGATTGCCGAACTGGTTACAGAAACAGTATGAATCTTTAGGAAGTGAGGTGGAATAAATTGAATAAATTGATTGAATTTTTGAAAGATAGATTTCCAGATGGCGTACAGGCTTTTGATACTAGAAATATTGCTGGAGATAGTATGGTTACAATTTACTATGATGGTGAAATTATGGTTGATTACTGTCCATCTTATGAATACATTGAAATTTTTGGATTAACAAAAGAACAGTTTGAGATAGTGTGCAAAAAAGCAAATTTACATTAAGGAGTATAAAAAATGAGAATAGTAAAAGATGAATGTTTAGGTTGTGCAGCACCAGCTTATCCTTGCCTTGGTAGTAGTTGTCCAAATAGGAAAAGAACGCATTACTATTGTGACCGTTGTAAAGATGAATTTTTACCAGAAGCATTGTATCAGTACGATGGCGAAGAAGTTTGTGGAGAGTGCATATTGAAAGATTTTAAAATTATAGACAGTTGAAAGGAGAATTGATATGTCAAATGAAGTATCAGTAAGAAACAATCAATCGGTTGGTGGGAGTTTTAATAACATTAACCAAGGAACAGTAGCAGTAGAAAGTAATCGTGCTATTGCAGAAGCACAGGGGAAATTGATTATGGCAAAACAGTTTCCAAGAGATTACACAAAATCATATGCAAGTGCGATTGAAGCGTGTCAACGAAAAGGTTTTGCCGACAAAGCGTTTTTCAGTTATCCACGTGGCGGTCAGACGGTAACAGGAGTAACAATCAGATTTGCAGAGGAAATGGCACGATGCTACGGCAATCTTGAATATGGAATCAAGGAAATGTCCCATGAAAAAGGAAAGTCCGAAATGCAGGCGTATTGTTGGGACTTAGAAAACAATACAGTTTCTAGCCAGAACTTTACTGTTGAACACGTAATGGAGACAAAGCAGGGCAACAGAAAACTTACTAGTCAGCGTGATATTTACGAAAGGACAGCCAATGATGGTGCAAGACGTTTAAGAAGTAGAATCCTTGCAATTCTTCCTCCAGATTTAGTTGAGGATTGCATTAAGGAATGTAAGAAAACGATTGCCGGGCAAAACGATATTCCTTTGATTGATAAGGTAAAGAATATGATTACTGGTTTTGCTAAACTTGGCGTAACTAAAGAAATGCTTGAAAAGCGTCTTAATCATACAGTTGAGAGTATCAACGATGATGAATTGATGGAGTATATCGGGATTTACAACGGATTAAAGCAGAAAGAGACAGTTGTTTCCGATTGGTTTGAACAACCAAAAACTGCATCGCAGGTAACGGAACTTTTGAAAGAAGCTGAAAAAGAAAAAAAACAAGAAAATAAAGAAACGAAAGGAGATAAAAAGTGACTTATCGCGTAACTATAAAAAACAATAAGAAAAAGTTTCCGCTTAAAGGGTTGAATGAATTGCTTGGTGGAAGAATTTACAATCAAAGATTGAAAAAGTACCACAACCCAGTAAAGAAAGCAAATGATGATATATGCTTGAAAGCCATTAAACGTACTCTTAAAGGCGTTAAAATTAAAAAGACTATACGTTGTGTGTTTTGGATATTTTCAAGTGATAAAAGGCACGACAGAGGAAATCTTTGCAGTGCGGTTGAAAAATCATTTTTGGACGCATTACAGTTAGCAAAAGTGATTAGAAATGACGGATGGGATGATGTTCTTGATTCGGAGTTTCATACAATGGTAGATGCTTCAAACCCTAGAGTTGTTGTTGAAATTGAGGAAATTGATTAAAAGAAAACGAGGAATAATTATGAGAATTATAAGCCAAAACGGAACAATTGATGTTCCATACGATATGTGTTGTGTTTGGAGACAGGAAGAGGTTATTTACTGCCGTGTTGTTGGAAATGATGACAATATTTTGATGGCAACTTATTCTTCTAGCGAAACAGCTGAAATGGTATTGGAACGATTTAAAGATAATGCTTTAGTTCTTTTGATGGATGTGCTTGTTGGAAAAATCACAAAAGAATATGCTAATGATTTTTATTATCAGTTTCCAAAAGAGGATTTGCTGGTTGAAAGGATTATTCCAAAAGGCGGGAAACTTCCTTTGTCAGATATTTTGAGTATTAGAAAAAAATATTTAAATGAAGAAAAATATTTAAATGAAGATTAGAGAGAATGAAAGATACCCTATGATTAAGATGCATACAGAAAAGAAAGGTGGAATGACTTATTAACAAAGTAATTTTAATTGGCAGATTAACAAGAGACCCAGAAATCAGATATACGCAGGGAGAAAATTCAATGGCAGTAGCAAGATTTACTCTTGCAGTAGACCGCAGATTCAAAAGAGACAATCAACCTACGGCTGATTTTATAAGTTGTATTTGCTTTAGAAAAACGGCTGAATTTGTTGAAAAATATTGTAAAAAAGGAACAAAGTTGGCGGTTGAGGGTAGTTGGCAGACTGGAAGTTACACCAATAAGGATGGAAACAAGGTATATACAAATGATTGTCTTGTTGATAATTGCGAGTTTGCTGAAAGCAAGGCAACGGCAGAACAGAATCAAAAAAATGATAATAAATCTGGAAATGATGATTTCATGAACATTCCAGATGGTGTTGAGGACGGACTGCCATTTAACTAAAAAAGGAGACATATAAGATGGCTGATAAGAGAATGTTTTCAAGAAAATTGATTAGTTCGGATGTGTTTTTGGACATGCCATTAACTGCACAAGGATTGTTTTTTCATCTGTGCATGAGAGCCGATGATGATGGATTCGTAGATGCTCCAAACCGAATTGTAAGAGAATGTCAGGCAACTCCAAAAGACCTTGAAATCCTTGAGAGGAAGAGATACATACTCACGTTTGAAAACTCTAACGTGGTACTTATCAAACATTGGTTTCTGCACAACTCGATTGCAAAGGACAGATACACGCCAACACTGTATACAGATGAGAGGTCAAGAGTCACCTTAAAATGTGGCAAGATTTACCCAAATTGTAGCAAGAGTGACAACAAAAATTACACAGAAGTGAAACACAATGACAACTATTCGGAAACAGATTGTAACCAAGTTGATAACAAAGTGGAACATAGAGAAGATAAGGTAAGAAAAGAAAAGAAAAGTGATATTGTCGAGCAAAGCACGACGGACACCTCTTTGGTGAAAGAAATTATTGATTATTTGAATGAAAAGACTGGTGCAAGTTACAGATACAGCACCAAAAAGACACAAAGCCTTATCAATGCAAGGCTTAAAGAAAAATTCACTTTGGAAGATTTCAAACGTGTAATAGACAGTAAATGCAACGATTGGAAATCAGACGAGAAGATGAAAGAGTATTTGCGGCCAGAAACTTTGTTTGGAACGAAGTTTGAGAGTTATCTTCAAAATGCTCCAAAAATTGCACAGCCTAGAGCAGAGCCGGAAGAGATTGTTCCGGAAGTTGAGGAAGAGGAAGTAGGTGAGGACTGGTAATGCGATATAAAGTTTACGAGTTTAACCCGGATGATGCTTACAACTTTGCTCGTCATGTTGGAATTGAGGTTAAAGAACACGGCGGCGAACTGTTTTTTAAGACTTGCCCTTATTGCAAGCCAAGAGCCACAAGAGGAAATGTTCGCACCTTTTCCATAAATCTTAAAACTGGACAGTTTAAGTGTTTAAGAGCCAGTTGTGGAATATCCGGCAACATGGTAACGCTTTCAAAGGACTTTGACTTCTCACTTGGTAACGAGGTTGACGAGTATTATCGTCCAAATAAAAAATACAAGCGGTTGAAGCAACCCAAGGAAGCAATCAAACCAAAGCCGGAAGCGATTCAGTATTTGGAAAGCCGTGGTATATCCGAAGAAGTTGCCAAAAAGTACGAAATTACCGTACAGACTAGCCATCCAAACATTCTTGTTTTTCCGTTTTATGACGAAAAAGGCGTGCTTCAATTTGTCAAGTACAGAAAAACGGATTTTGATAAAACAAAGGATGCTAACAAGGAGTGGTGCGAAGCAAGCACAAAGCCGGTATTGTTTGGAATGAAGCAATGTGATGATAGTTTTGATACGCTCGTAGTGGTAGAAGGTCAGCTTGATTCATTAGCAGTTGCTACAGCAGGAATACCAAACGCAGTGTCAGTTCCGACTGGTGCCAAAGGCTTTACATGGATTCCCTATTGTTGGGATTGGCTTTGCAAATGGAAAAAAATCATCGTTTTTGGAGATTTTGAGAAAGGCTCAATATCTTTGTTGGATGAACTTGCAAAACGTCTAAAAGACCGTGTAGAACACGTCAGAGAGGATAATTATAAAGACTGCAAGGACGCAAACGAGATACTTCTCAAATACGGAGCAGAGCAGGTTAGGAAATGCGTTGAAGAACCGGTTAAGTTGCCAATTGATAATGTAATTGATTTGGCAGACGTAAAGGAACTTGACCCATATAGTATTGAGAAGATACCAACCGGTATTGCGGATGTAGATAACTTGCTTTGCGGAGGAATCCCATTTGGTGTTGTTACTATCGTTACCGGTAAATCAGGCAAAGGAAAATCAACTTTCGTAGGACAGATTATAACAAGAGCATTAAACAAAGGTGACAATGTTTTTGTATATTCCGGAGAAATGCCAAACTATCTTTTTAAGGCTGCGATTGATTTTCAGATTGCGGGTCCGGCAAATGTAGTGGAAGAAGATAGGAGAGATTACATAAAGCGTTACGTTCGGAAATCTGCAAAAGATAAGATTGTAGAGTGGTATCGTGGAAAATGTATGCTTTACGACCGCACTATGGTTAAAGATGAAGATACTGACTTGCTAAATACGATTGAACGTATGATAGTAAGCCAAAATGCGAGAGTTATTGTGATTGACAATTTAATGACAATGATAAACAAAACAAGAGTTAAGGGAAGTAAGTTAGAAGCACAGAGCGAAGTTTCAAACGCACTAGAGGATATGGCTAGATTTTACAATGTTTGTATTATCTTAGTTGCACACAAGAGGAAAGATAGTGGGATTGATGATGAAGATATGGACGATTCGATTCGTGGCGATTCCGATATTGTCAATTCAGCAGGAGTGATTATTCACTACAACGTAAATAAAGATGAGAATACGATGGAAAATTATCCGAGAATAATTTCGGTTACTAAAAATCGTGTATTTGGAAGAACTTCATACAGAGGTTGGAAAGTACACTACGATGAAAAGTCCAAACGAATCTACGGAGACCACGATGATTTGAATATTTGTCTTGGTTGGGATAACGAAAGCGGTGGATTTGTTGAGGACTACGATAATTCAATATTTAGTTAGGTGGTGTTTGCATGGGAAGCGTAAATGCATCGCAGATTCCAGAAGAACAGCATATGTGGACTGATATTTGGAATTGGCGTAAGAAATATTACTACCCGGAAGATGATGATTCTTGGTGGAAAGAGTTTACGGAAACTGGCATTGCAATCGGAGAAAAATACGCAACTAAATTATCGCATGAGATTATTTTTGCAATATTTAATGATGTGCAAAGTCGCAGTAAAAAATCGAAATCAACGGAGGTATTGAAATGAAAGAAGCAATTAAATTAGTTGAAAAGGCTCTTGAAATTTTGAAGAGCGAAGAGAAAAAGGAAAAGGTTGTTTTGAGCTCATTGAAACCGGGCGAAACATTCATGATTGGAGAACATGAATTTATTGTTTTGGAACAGAGTTATGGCATGACAAACGTAATCTCCAAAAACCTTATGGCAGAGAATGTCCGGTTTGATGGAGATACAAGAGATTACAATAAATCTGCTTTGAAACGGTATATTGAAAAGGAAATCAGACCTATCATTTTGGAGAATGTCGGTGCCGGAAACCTTGTTGAACATTCCGTAGCATTGACGAGTGTTGATAATCAGAACGAGTTTAATGATTGTATTTGCGAGGTTCGCCCTATTACTTTTGATGAAGCGAGAGAATACAATGATTTGCTTGTGAATGAAGATTTGCCAGATTACTATTGGACACTTACTCCGTGGTCTACTGCTGAAAGAGGATGGGGGTATTACATTTCGGTTGTTTCGCCGTCCGGCGTCATCAACTACGACCTTTGCGGCCACTGCGGCCTCGGCGTGCGCCCTTTCTGTATCTTAAAATCTAATATCTTTGTATCGAAAGGGGAGAAATAATATGGACTTAGAAAAAAGAATTGAAATCCTTGAAAATAGGATTGATAAATTGGAAAGCGAAAAGATGAAAGAAAAGCTTACTGGATTGAAAGTCGGAGATTATTTTGAGGTTGCTGGAACAAAATGGAGAATCCTCGACATCAAACCTTGCGGATATGTTTGTCTTTTAGATGTATTAGAGGAAAGCAGAACTTTTGATTCGGAAACAAATAATTGGAAATCAAGTAGTTTGCGTAAATATCTCAATAACGATTTCTATAAGAAAATTGTCGATGAGATTGGAGAAGAAAATATTCTTCCGTTTGGAAACGATTTATTATCTCTTGATGGACAGACGGAATATGGAAATTGCACGGATTATGTATCTCTTCTTTCCATTGACGATTACAGACTATACAGAAAATTGATTCCTAATAATGAACAGTGGTGGTGGCTGCTCACTCCTTGGAGTACACCTTGCAACGGATATGAAACGCAAGTATCGGTTGTTTCGCCGTCCGGCAACATCAACAACAACAATTGCAACAACAACAACGGCGTGCGCCCATTCTGTGACAAACAGACAGTTAGAGTAGGCATTAAGCCGAAATCAGAGAAAGATACAGAAAAGCACATGACCTTTCCTAAAAGGATAAATACAAAGGAGTTTATATTATGGATGATAAAAGTATTATATGCAATTTTGAGAACCTTTATAACGCTTATAAACGTGCTAAGGCAGGTAAAAGGCGCAATGAAAGTTGTGCTAGATTCCAAACAATGAGCCTAGATGGCGTTCATATCTTGCTAGAGCAGTTGAAAAACAAAACCTACAAGATGAATCCATATAACGAATTTAAGGTCTACGAGCCTAAAGAACGATTGATACGTTCTTGTTCGTTTAAGGATAAGGTTGTTCAGCATTGCTTATCTGATACGATTTTACATCCAAGACTGGAAAGCCAGTTTATCAAGACAAACTATGCCGGGCAGAAAAACAAAGGAACATTGTTCGGCATGGATTGTCTAAGAAAACAGATGTTAGAGTTTTACCAAAAACACAAGTTATATGGATGGATTTTGAGATGTGATGTAACTAAATTCTTTTATAGTATCGACCACGAGATATTAAAAGATATAGTTGACTATTACTTTCCAGACAGTTATACAATGTGGCTTAACCATTTGCTTATTGATAGCACAGATGGTATTGGTTTGCCATTAGGAAATCAAGTGGCTCAAATATATGCTCTGCTTATGCTTGACGGATTAGACCATATGGTTACTGGCGAGTTTGGAATCAATCTTTATGGAAGATATATGGATGATTTCTATTTGATACACCAAGACAAGGAATATTTGAAATGGTGTCTTGATTGCATAAATCAGTTTGTAGAAAGCCTTGGTTTGACACTAAACGGTAAAACGCAAATTGTTCCGTTCAAGTGTGGAATACCATTTCTGGGGTTCCACCACTACATAACTAAGGATGGAAAGTATATACGCAGGCTAAAAGGTGAAAACAAGCGAAAAATCCGTAAAAAGATAAGAAAGTGGGTAAAACTCGTTAAGTCCGAAAGGATGACTGAAACAAAATTTTATGAGAAATATAATGCATGGAAAAATCATGCGTCACATGGAAATTGCGTTAAGTTGTGTCATTCAATGGACTTATATGTGGAAAAGTTGTTTAAATCAAACATAGATAGCAGGTGATGATATTGGAACAGATTAACGGTCAAATTGAATTGACGCAGTACCTAGAATCAAAAATAAAAACTGGAAATGTCATGGATTTAACTTCTTATATTAACAGCCAAGGCAAAGCACAATACACACAGATTCAAGAAGTTGTTTTCAAGTCATACGAAGATTACAAGGAAGATGATGATTTCTTGCAAAGAATGACAAATGCAATTTCTATCTATGTGTTAAGCGTATCAAAGGGATATATGGATTATTTAAGAAAGGAAGCGATATTACATGGCAAATAGGCATACAATTACAGACCTTTATCAGATGCAATCACTTCCATTGTCTGCAAAAGTAAGAATGACAGCAAGGCGAATTGATGATTGGGTTAATCAGTTTGGTGAAGATGGTGTTTATGTAAGTTTTAGCGGTGGAAAGGATAGCACTGTTTTGGCACACATAGTCAGATTGATTTGCGGATATAGGAATATCCCGCTTGTATTTGTGGATGTTCCGACACAATATCCAGAATTAAAACAATTTGCTATGACATTTGACAATCTTGAAATTTTGAAACCGAAAATTTCATTTGCAGAAGTATGTAGCAAGTATGGTTTTCCACTTTTTTCAAAAGAAATTTCTTCAACAGTGTACGAAGCAAGAAAATATTTTGAAAAACTTGACGAGTTGAGAAAACAAAATAAAATCTTAACGAACGAACGAACGAACGAACGAAC